GGGTAGACGGGGTTGACTCAAACTCGTATATACATAAAGGTGCGTCTGCAAATAATACAGATTGGAAAAAGGTTTTAACTGAGACTGATAATTATAATGTTGGAACTGGTGTTTTATTTGGAGGTGACCTAAGTATTAATGGCGGTGATGGTTCCTTGATAGATGTTACGGCTGGTGCCGCCTTGATAGCTGATTACTCAACTCCTGGAACAAACTTAATAAAAGTGATAACCTGGGATGCTCAAATAATTGATCCTGATCTATCTACCTCATGGAATAAATGGATAGGCGTGCAAGAAAGTGCGACCCCTGGAATTGGTGAATTTGTTTTTGATACTGAATTCACACAACTTGAAAAAAGGACTGTAGCAGTTGATGGAAGGTGTTGGGGTGACGGGATTGTTGATACTATTATTGGAATTGGTCAATATACTACTCCTGCATTTGGTCAAGCAAAAATTGGTGAGGATTTATCGCATAGCCTTGGAAGTTTTAATAAAAATGGGAATGTTTATTCTTCCACTGGTGTAAATTTATTGTTGGATAAAACAAGTGGGAATTCATATAGATTTTCTGCCGCCTGGGGAACAACTCCCGAATCTCCAAATAGTCACGTTGACGCTGAACAACTTAATATATCTGCGTATTATTATCATCTTCAGACAGCAACAAGCGCACAAATAGAATCAACAATTGATCCTAATAATTGGGATAATGCCGGTTCATTGACTGCCGTTCCTGCTGGTAAATACACATTACAAAGAATATATTATTATCCTGTTAGTCAGGTTTGCGCTATGACGTACGGGCAAGAATTATATAGTTCATTGGCTGAGGCAATTGGCGATGCAGGAGAGGAAGTAATTGTAATAAATGAACCATTGATAGAAGGATCTATATTGCGCGGATGGATTGCAATGGCTCAAGGCGTTATAAGATTAGATCAACCAGATGAGGTTTTATTCAAACCGGCTCAGAATTTAAACGAGCCTCATGCTATCGGTGAAGTTGGTTCAACTTATTTACTTAAAAGTTATAGTATGAGCGATCCAGGAACAGCAGATGTAAATTATGTTGCCGGATTTTATGAATCATCGGATACTGCCGCAGTATTAACCATTGGTGGGACTGTAGAACAACCCTTTATCGACTCAAATAGGGCAACAGGGGCACATGCTTTTATTGTCGCATCCGGTGCAGGTGGTACTAATCTTGTATTGACAGTGCATGGTGCGTCTATAACTGATGAAGGAGTCAGAACAGGAGGAGATTCTGAGATTATTGTTGCGGATACTGATGAAGCTACAACTGATCAATATTTTGAAACGACTAAAAAATGGCTTGGTGAAATAACGTATACTTTAACAGGCACAACAGGAAGTTTTACTTTTAATTATGGGATCTGTAAATATGAGGATTTTGGAAACAAAGACTTTACAATTATTGACTTTGAGGCCATTGGAAAATCAGCAGTAAACGCAAGCAACCTTAACATAAGATTGATTTACCATGGTGATATAGGATGGGATTATGCAGCCACAGGTTTTAATCCATTACCATTGCAAGGTATCACTATGAATGGTGCCTATAGTCCAGATACAGACCAAGATTCTGGTACATATTTTTCATATAAAAGAGCTAATGTGAATAGATTTATAGAAGGTTCAGTAGCAGAGGGAGTTATTATTCGGATAGATCAAACAACAAACAATTTTGTTAATTATGCAAATTTCCATTTAGGAGTTTTAGTCTAAAAAGGAGAAAAAAATGAGCACAATTATTTTCATCGAAGAAGACAGACACAAAACGGCAAGGTACAAGGTTAAAGGGTGTGAAAAAGCGATTATTGTTCGTTCGGATGTTCCAGCCTTTATTCTTCAAGTCGAAACTCATAGCCTAAATGATTCACATTTTAGGCCAAATAATATTATGAATATTGTTACTTCCGGGGATTACAGCTTGATAGATAAAAACATAGGTTGTGGCATGGAATTGATTTTCAGGATTGAGGAACCACTTGATCCCATTGCCCATCTTTTTGTTGAGATTATTTATGAAACGTGCAACCCTGAACCGTGTTGTCCATGTGACGAATAAACCTATAAAATATAGAGGAAATTATGGCAGAAGAAAAAAAAGTAGAGGCAAAAGTAGTGACACCAATTATGGGAAAAACTCTTCCATTGAATGAAAACGAGGCTCAAGTGCTTATGGCAGCTTTGAGAAATTTAAATAAAGGGGAAACGACTCTTGAAGCGTCAACGGCTATAATTAATATTCACAATAGAATCGGTATTATTTTTTCAAAATAAGATTAGATTTTATTATGATTTGTTTAAGGCCCCTTTCTTTTGATTGGGGCCTTTTTTGTTTCTATGACCTGGTATGGCCCTGCAATATTGACTTTTACCTCAAAAATGTTACATTATTACTATAATTTAATGCGGAGATATTATTATGGCAAGAATGGGAAGACCGCCACTATTTGAATCAGTGGAAGAATTTGAAGAGAGAGCAGAAACATATTTTAGAGAAAGAGAAGGCTGTAAAATAAGCTGGACGGGTCTTTGTTTGGCTGTTGGTGCAAGCTCAAGGCAATCACTGGATAGCTATAAGAAGGGTGAGCATGGAAATGAGTTTATTGGCCCGGTAAAAAGTGCTCTAATGGTAGTTGAGAACTATTACGAAGAAAACGAAGATGGAACAAAATTTGTATTCGCTCTTAAAAACTTCGGTTGGAAAGATAGAACTGATATAGGTCTTGATGGTGGTATTGAGGTTAAAAATAAAGTTAGATATGTTGATCCCAGGGATGAATGTGATGACGAAAATTGATAGTACAGCTTCCTATAAAGTTCAAACCTCTTCTATCTAAAAGAGCAAGGTATAAAGTTTTTTATGGTGGTAGGGGTTCAGGAAAATCAAGGTCCATAGGATCTGCCTTAATTGATCTTGCTGATAAAATACCTCTAAGAATACTTTGCACCAGGGAAATACAAAAGGCGATAAAACACTCATCTAAAAAGCTCCTTGAGGATGAAATATTACGACAAAAAATAAGAGATCGTTTTCATATTACCCACGAAGGGATTTTTCATAGAAAAACAGATAGTGAGTTTATTTTTGCAGGTCTTCGGCACAATACAGAAAATATAAAATCAATGGCTGATATAGATATCGTATGGATAGAGGAGGCCAGATCCGTAAGCCAAAAATCTCTTGATGATCTATTCCCAACAATAAGAGAAGACAATAGTGAGATCTGGATATCATATAATCCATACCTGGATGATGATCCAGTCCATAAAATGTTTGTTGTTAATGAGCCGCCTCCTGGATCTATTGTCGTTGAGGTTAATCACGAAGATAACCCATGGTTTCCAGATGTTCTAAGGGATGACATGGAGCATTGCAAAAAACACGACATAGATAAATATAATCATATATGGCGTGGGCAGACTGTTACACATTCCCATGAACAAGTTTTCTATGGGAAATGGCGAATAGGAGAAGTTCCAGAGACAACAGACTCGACAGTATTTTACCATGGAATTGATTTTGGCTTTTCAGAAGATCCAACGGCAGCGGTAAGATGTTTTGAGAGTGAAGATGGAAGAACTCTATATATCGATAAAGAATCAGGTGGAATCAGGATAGAGCTTGACGATATTGTTGATTATGTTTCTAAAGAGATTGAAACTTTTAAAAAATGGCCTTCATACGGTGATAATTCAAGGCCCGAAACAATATCACACCTTAGAAAGAAAGGTTTTAGAAAATTAAAATCTTGCGATAAATGGCCTGGGAGCGTTGAGGATGGTATAGAGTTCATGCGGTCTTATAATGAAATTGTAGTTTCAGAGGAATGCAAAGAGTGCATTTATGAATTCACACACTATAAACATAAAAAAGATCCAAAAACAGACGATATTTTACCCATCATTATTGATAAAAATAATCATTATATGGATGCTTTGCGTTATTCTCTCAATAAACGTATAACTAAGAAGGGAGCAATGAAAATAAATCCGGAGGCTTTAAGATAATGAAAAAAAGAAATAAAAAGAATAATCCGAAAACAAAACCCTTGGCAGCATCAAAACCAGGCAGAACACCCATGAAAATATCCAGTGAATCCCTGGAGCAACACCAAAGCCATATTATGGTACGAAAACAGATCAAAGAATCATACTCGCCTCCCATAACATTCGGAAAGCCTAAAGAAGATATTGAATTGGCGATGGATTTTTGTTCAAATAGTATTTATGATTTTATAGGAAGCTCAAGCAATTCCTCCTTGGGCCTATTTGGTAGCGCAGAATTTATGGGATATGCTTCACTATCTAATCTTATGCAGGATGGCTTGTTACGCATAGGGCCGGATATCATGGCCGAGGAAATGACCAGGAAATGGGTGGAGTTTAGTTTTTCCGGGGAAAGTGAGGGGGACAATAAAGAAAAAAGCACTGAAATAGAGGAAATAGAATCCGAGTTCACCAGGCTTGATGTCCGGGGAATATTCAGGCAGGCAGAATTGTTTAACGAGTTCTTTGGTGGCTGTCTCGTTTATATTGATACTGGAGATTCCGAGGATGAAGACGAATTAAAAACGCCTCTTGCCCTGGACGATGCCAAAATAAAAAAAGGATCGTTGATCAATTTGCAGGTTGTTGAGCCGGTCAATGTTTATCCTGGTACTTATAATTCAGATAATCCATTGAAAAAAGATTACTTCCAGCCGGACACATGGTTTGTTCTTGGAAAAGAGGTACATAAATCAAGATTATTACATTTTACCGCAAACACTCCCCCTCTTTTATTAAAACCTGCTTATAATTTTTTCGGTATTCCCCCTGTGCAAATGGCCCTTGATTATGTTGCAAAGTTTACCGACTCCCGGGAAGCGGCAGCCAGACTTTTAAAAAAGTTTTCGCTCACAACTCTTGGAACAAATATGGAATCGATATTGCAGGGTGGCACTTCTTCCAGTTTAGATCTAAGGGCGCAGCTTATCGCAAAATATCGTGATAATGAATCATTGATATTGATTGACAAGGAAACAGAAGAGATAAGCCAAATCAATACCTCTTTGGCCGGTGTTATCGATATAACAAGACAAACCCTTGAATTTGTGGCATCAATTTGGAGAATACCAAATGTAAAGTTCTTTGGCATATCCCCGGGCGGCATGAATGCAACAGGGGAAAGTGATTTCCAGAACTTTTATGATCATACCAATGCAGAACAGGAGCGAAAATTTAGAAAAAACGTTCAAACCGTCCTTGAAATAGTCCAATACAATTTAGGGAAAAAACCAGATCCGAATATAGTTTTTAAATTTGTTCCATTAAAAGAGATGTCTGCCAAGGAAATAGAAGAAAACCAGAAGATGAAAGCAGAACGGTATGAAATACTGGAAACCAATGGGGTCATAAGCTCATTAGAGATCAGAACGGTTATCGCAAAAGATCCAGACTCCGGTTTTAATGATATTGAGGTTGATGATGTGCCGGAGGCACCTGATAACTATGAACCAGGGCAGGATGAATAAATGCTTAATACCATAAAAAAAACAAAAGAATATATTGATTACATTGAAGAGCATTATAGAAATGTTCAAAAGTCCTGGATAATGGTAAAGGCAAGATGCGAAGATATGTTTTTTATGAATGATAAAGATATTTTATCTGTTTTAAATGAAGAGATAAAAAACCACGACATATCAAAGTTTGGCATGGAAGAGTTTGTCCAATATAGAAAATTCTTTTTTCCTGTTAATGATGAAGAGAAAAAAGGAGCTGATGACAATTTTAATTCAGCTTGGAACCATCATAAAAGAAATAATCCACATCATTGGGAGGTATGGACAAAAATACACAACAGGAATTACCAAGAAATATGTTTGATTCATAATATCGTTGATTGGATGGCAATGGGTATGAAATTTAAAGATACAGCTAAATCATATTATGAAAACAATAAGGATCATATAAAGCTTCCAGATTGGGCGATAAAAATCATGTATGAAATATTTGATAAAGTTTATACAGGAAAAAATATTTTATCCAATGATTCATTAAGCAGGAGAGGCAAAAAAAAGAAAACAATACGCCCAAACCTCCCAAACATCGGACTTGAAATTGAATACCGCCGAAAACTTGATGCACTGATAAAGTCAATGAATACAAGCGTTCACAAGGTTATTTTAGACAAATACAAATCACCATCCAGCAATTTAGTAAATGAAATCAATATAATAATGCCGGAATGGATTAGAAATTTTGATGAAGAGTCCGGCATAATGTCCGAATGGTTCGTTAAAAGATCCGACTCCTCTACCAGGTCAAATATCGGAAATTCTCTCGCAAAAGCTACAGGAATGACCGTTAAATTTAAGACCACGGAAGCGGTTGAAGGTGTAATTGATGGGATCATAGCGGAAAACGTTGACCTGATAAAATCAATACCCAGGGAGTACCATACCCAGGTCAACAAATATGTGATGGAATCAGTCCGGGCCGGGCGTGATATTGGTGGTTTATCAAAAACTCTTTTTGAACGGTATGATATCACCAGGAATCGAGCGGAATTCATAGCGCGTGACCAAAACAACAAAGCCACTGAAATGATCGGAAATGCAAGGAATAGAAGTTTAGGGATAGTAGAGGGTTCGTGGCTGCATAGATCAGGCTCTAAGACACCAAGAAAATCACACATACGGGCAAATGGTAAAATATTCCGTCTTGATACTGGATTGGTGATTGATGGGCAGTTATTATTACCCGGGCAGGATTATAATTGTAATTGTAGTTACAGGCCTATAATTCCGGGATTTTCTTAAAGGAAACAACAATGAGTAAAAAAGGATCAAATCCACCACCACCGCCTGGAAGAGTTAGACCTAAACCACCACCACCACCACCACCAAAAAAATATCCAAGTCAAACAATAATTATAATTAATTCAAAAGATTAGGATTATTATAGCTTTTTATGATATAATGGATCAAACAAAAGCGGATAGGGTAGCTCCCGAAAAGGCGACCACTCATCGTCCTTCCGCTTTCTTACCAATGAGTAAATCAAGGAGATTGATTATCATCGAAAAGAAAAACCCCACAAAACATAAAAAATTCAAAACCCATGAGCAGATTGCAGAATGGGAAAAAGAAAACTATTCTCCCAAAAAAGATCGGCCACAACTTAAATTATTCCCAGAATATGAAAATGGAAAAGCTGCAATGCCGAATACTATTGCCAGGAGTGCGCTTTTTGCGTGTGTTCATCCAGGATTGCGTAAAATGCACGATAGCGTTTTGATTGCATCCAGAAAAGATTCAACTATTCACTACACAGGAAAACAGCTTGATATGGGGGGATTCTGATGTGTTTATGCAAGCAATAAGGACTATTGAACAATCAGATTTAGGTACTAATATCCAGATTTTTCCTTATACTTTTTTACGTGAAATGGGTAGGATTTCAGGAAAAGGAAAAAAAGCAGGAAAAACAGATAAGAAATGGTTAGATAAAGCATTTAAACGTCTTACAGAAGGTAGCCTATCTATTCATGTTCCTGGAAAATATAAGGCAACGTTACATCTAATAGACGATTACGTACATGATGAATATGAAGATATTTACTATATAAGAGTTAATCCAAAAGCTCTTAGTTTATTTCAAAAAGAACAGTATGGATTGATTGATTGGGAAGCACGAAAAGAGATAAAAACCCCATTGGCTAAATGGATTCAAACTTATGCATCCGGGATAGAGATACATGTTTACCGGGATAGAGATACATGTTTACCGGGATAGAGATACATGTTTACCGGGATAGAGATACATGTTTACCGGGATAGAGATACATGTTTACCGGGATAGAGATACATGCCCAAACATCGAAACCTTTGGTAGTAAAGCGTTTCTGCTATTTTTTTTTGCCTATAACCCTTTATAACCATTAATAACCTAGGAAAATTTAAATTTTTTGGAAAGGAGTTTGATAGTGAGACCTACAATACAAAAAGAGCTTGGAATAGAAGCTCCAATATTGGATTCACTTGAAAGGGATGATGATTTCTATTTCTATAAATTTGGAGAAGAAATAGTAATGCATAGATTCTATAATGAAAGATTAAGTGCTACATTCACCAAAAAGGAATTAGGCATGCTTGCATTAGAAATACAGGCTATACACGATAAGATGGAATAAACAACACCATAATATCACCACCATAAACCCACTTAATTTCTCCAAACAGAGACTAAGTGGGTTTTTTATTACTATGGTATGGAAACCATCCAAAAACCAAAATATACCCCAATAAATCGCCACTGTTGACTTGTTTCTTTCAAAACGGTAATATTAACCAAGGATTAACGTGATATTAACAAAAAGGTAACAGTAAATACTATGATTTTTTTAACTCCAGAACAAAGCGCATTGTTTTCATCCATAGAAAAAAAATTCGGTACTGAAAGCTTGGAGTATATGTATTTGAGAAAATATCTTGTAGATCATAATGAAAAAATTGATATGTTAAATAGAGATATAAAAAACCTAACAAATGGCAAAGTAAAAAAGAAAAGGGTTTTTGTGGTGAGTCAGCAAGAAGGTGCGTGTTACAACAATATTGAAGTTGAGGCAGATGGTATTAGTATGCATGATGGAGTTTTACATTTGTGTGATCAATTCACAGATAAAGATGGAAAAAAACAGGATGAAAATATAGCATTGTTTCCAAACTTTATTAATGTAACTTTAAAAAGGTAACAGTTGATATGGACAATCTTGATTCAATTGGAAATAAAAAATTTGTACATAACTGGCATGAAATATTTGGAGAGGCTGTAATAAATAGGCCAAATACAATAAAAATAACTCCTGAGATTGAAAAACCAAAGAATAAACAATTAGAATTAGCTGAGGCTATAGTGTCATTTTTGCCAGATTGTGCAATGGAATATTTTGGTTTTGTTTATAAAGATAAAATATATAATGTTAATGAAATACGTGTAGTTTATGGCGTTGAATTAGTTGTAAAAAATGAAGTATCAATAATGCCATCTTGTGGAATGATAGGGTTTATTTTTACTTATAAAGACAAAATGTATGACGTACAGGAAATTATAAGATAATAATGCTTGCTTTCGACAAAAACTCAAAAAGAAAAATCGACGCAAACGGTTATCTTCATGTATCGACTTCCCACATATCAAAGGAAACCGTAAATCAATATATTGGAAAATCAATACCGGGATGGAAGGAGCTTGGGCTTGATCCTAATAAGGTTTATAATTGCTATCGTAAAGGCTCAGAATTGGAGGCAGGTGCAAAAACTTTTGATGGCCTTTCAATCCTATGGGGACACAAGGCAGAGAGCGCAGAAGCCCCAAGAATAAAAGACCGAATAGGAAACATGGGGACCGATGCCAAGTTTGATGGGACTTATCTTGACAACTCCCTTATTTTCAATACTAAAAAGGGCATAGATGCCATTAACTCAGGAGAACGGGTTGAGCTTTCCTGCTCTTATCGCTGGACTCCTGTTGTCCAATCCGGCACTTTTAATGGCATGGCCTACGATATTATAATGACAAAAATCATTGGGAACCATCTTGGATTGGTGGAAGAGGGCCGAGCCGGGAGCGATGTAATGGTGCATGATTCAAAGGAGGGGGCCGTGGAAGACAAAAAGAGAGTATCCAATTTTATGGAAACATTAAATAAATTTTTTAACCCCACAAAAAACGAGGGAACAGCTATGGATGGAAAAGAAAAAGAGGCCATGGATGCCGGTGGCATGAAAGAGTATTTCAGCAAAATGTCAAAGGACGAGCAAAAAGGCTGCATGGATGAATTCACCAAAATAATGGCCGGGAAAAAAGAGGAAAAGACCAAGGACGAAGACCCAAAAGAAGAGAAGAAAAAATCGGAAGAGAAAGAAAAGGCCAAGGATGAAGAAGGCAAAGAAGAAAAGAAAGAAAAAAAAGCCGAGGATGCAGCTATGACCTTAGAGGAAGTGGAAAGAGAGATTGAAAAAAGCACAACATACGCCAGGGACGAAGCGATAAAAGAGATAACAAAAAAGCACCAGGCATTAACGGCAGCGGCCAATGATGTTAAGCCGGTTGTCGGAAATCTTGATGCTCTTTCCTTTGATTCAGCAGAAGAGTTATACGGAAAAGCTCTTGAATTGCAGGGAGTGAAAACTGAGGGGTTCGATCCTTCCTCTTTCCCTGGTATGTTTTCCGTTTTAAAGGCAAACAAATCCACACCGGCACCAATGGCACAAGATGCAAAGATAAAAGAATTTGATGGCCATTTTATCGGCCTTAAAAGTGTAAACATAGGAGCATAGTAATGGTTGATTTACAGCAAGGAGTTTTAAGATATCGAGAAATCGGTATTCCTGGAGAAGTCGCAACCAATAACACGGTTATCTATTTGCCTTATACCCCGGCAGCGGAAGACGGCGGCGGTGGTGAACAGGTAACGGTAGGTTATTTTGTTTGGCCCGGGACCAATGCAAATGATGATAAACAGGTACAGCCAATAGGGACCGGAATTCCTGCCGGTTTTGTGACCAGGGTTCAAAGATATTACAACCTGGACACAACATCCGTTGGAACACAGGTAATTGCCGCACCCTTCCCCGTTGAAGTTGCCAAGACAGGTGATTTTTTCGCAGCAGCATCAACAGCATCAACAGTTGACCAGGCAGTTTTTGCCAGTAACCTAACCGTTGATATTAAAACGGACACAGTAGGCGCAACCGTTTCCGATTATACTGAAACTCCGTTTTTGGTTACCAAGGGCGGCGATGCAAATGCAGTAATTGAAATTTCAAATTGGAGCGTATAAAATGATATCATTTGAGCAGCTAAAAGCCTATGGTTACGACTTTGGGCCACTGGCTATGGATTGGATTACGCCGGAAAATAAAAACCAGTTGGCTATGGATGCCAACTTGATTACCACGGCAAACTCCGCAATTCCCGTTGAACTTTCCACCTATTTTGACCCCATGGTTATTGATATTCTTACTGGTGCCAGGAAAGCCAGGGAGATCTATAATGAAGTAAAAAAGGGTGATTGGACATCTTCTTCAATCAAGTTCAGAACTCAGGAAGTCGTGGGACAGACAAGTCCGTATGGAGATTATATCAACAACGGAATGTCTGACATGAATTACAACTGGGTAAACCGTGAGCCTTATCTTTTCCAGACCATTATCAATTATGGTGATCTGGAAGAGGCAGTGACCAGCCTGGCCAAAATCAATCTTGCCGCCGACAAACAACGGGCGGCAGCTAATATTATTGATATTGATGCCAATAGATTTTATATGTATGGCGTGTCCGGGTATAAAAATTATGGCCTCCTGAATGACCCGAACTTGAACGCTGCAATTAGTCCTTTGACCAAAGAGGCCGGTGGTGTAACTTGGGCGGTTGCCACAGGTACAGAGATATATAACGATATTTTAGCACTATTTTCTCAACTCGTAACTCAGATGGACGGTCTAATTGACGAAAATACGCCATTAAAACTATGTTTGCCTCCTGCTCTAAATGTTGACTTGGCGAGAGTTAATGCGTTGGGTTCTGCCAGTGCGCTTGAAATGGCCAATAAATATTTTTCCAGCCTTACAACCGTCACTGCTCCCGAATATTACGCAACGGCAACAGGCAACACCATGCAGTTGATAGCCCCAAATGTAATGGGAATGCCCACAGGTGAACTTGGATATAATATCAAGGTCCAGGCCGGAAGAATTGTTCCAGAGCTTTCTTC